AACCCGCCCGACAGCGGGTCCAGGGCGTCCGCGAGTATGTTCCTGGCGAGGCGGTCGTCGCCGCCGCTGAAAATTCCGGCGCCCAACCCCAACCCGTTGCGGCTCGCATCCGCCGCCAGGTCGATCTGGTGTTGGATGTAGTCGGGCTGGCCGCCCTCTCCCCCGCCGCCGGTCCAGTCGGGTGAGACGGGGTTGGACGCCCCTTCGAGGTGGGTGCTGCGAAGCGTGTGCCCGTCTGTCAGCCACAGGATCACGCGGTTGTCCGCCCCGCGATCGAGGGACCACTGGAAAAACTCTCGCGCCTTGAACGCCGCTTCGGTGAACCCGGTCTTGCCGTCGAACACCGCAGCGGACACCCGGTCCTTGAGAACTTCGATGTCCTCCAGGCTCGTGTTCCAGGACCACGACATTTCCGCCGCATCCCGAGTGAACAGGCAGAGGGCGATGTCGAACGTGGTTCCCGCACTCTCTCGCAGGGCCGCGATCTCTGTCAGCATCTTGCGGATTTGGGCCTTCGCCGTGGCCCCAGCATTGAGGTAGCCCATCGACCCCGACACGTCGAAGGCGATGAACAGCGCCGTGTGAGACCCCGCCGCGCCCGTGATGGAAGCCAGATCAGGGAGCCAGTCCTTCCCAGGCGTCCGCGTCACGTTGAACCATACAGGCGGGATGGACGGCTGGTTGGCCGACCAGTAGGCCCCGCGTGCGCGGCCCTGGATGGAGAAAAAACTCGGCACCACGGCAGACGAGATGGAGTTTCGCCTCGGCGTGAGCGGCGAGAAAAGCCCCGTGTCCTCCTCGTCCTCGTCCGGCTCCGGGCCGCCCGAGAACTCGAACTCGAAAGGCCCCTCGGCGTTGCCGTCGGTCGAGCCCTTAACAGGCTGGAGGCCGCCCGAGAACATAGCGTGCGCCAGCCCCCGGAAACCGGGCATGTTGTCCCGCCCGAACCCGAGTCGGCCTGCGAGGGACTCCGGGGCTTTCTGCGTGTAGTTCCCCGGGCAGAAATCGACTTGAGCAACGACGCCGCCGGCCTCCTTGATCCCGCCGAAAAGCCCCGGCTTGTCGATGAAGAAGGTCTCCTCGCCCTCGACCTTCCCGATCCACGCCTCCTTTTCCTTGACGAAAATCTTGTTGAGCCGGTCAACCGGGCCGAGGCAGATGCCGTAGTGCAGGCTCATAAGGTACTCGGTGACACGCTGCGTCGCCGTAGGTGCGTCCTTGCCCATGTCATGCGTCTCCTTCGTTGTTTGCCTCTCGGGCGGCCACATGCCGCACCACGGCGCGGGCGTAGGCGTCCCCCGTCGCCCACAAGACTTCCGCCTCGATCCCCTCCCGGCAGAAGGCCCGGAAGTCGAAGCCTCTATCCTCGAACCACCGCCGCGAGCCGCGCGCGCAGAACCCGGCGCGGCGGCAGTCGGTGATCGTCACAATGCGCCCCTGCGCGGGGCAGGCTGGATCGTGGGTCATGCCGGTACGTCGAAGTCCTTCTTCTGCTTGTCGGTGAAATAGAGAATGTTACCCCCCTTGACCGTGATCGACCCGAAAACCACGGGCACGGGCCGGCCCGCTTCCGCCGTCGGGTCGTCCAGGTCTTGCGACTCCGGGGGCTTCTGCTGCTTGGGCTTCGGCATCAGCATGTAGCTGACGACCGAGAGCGCGAGCCCGATCAGAAGGGATGCCAGAAATCCTAGTGCCATGCGTCTGAGTCCTCACTGGAACTGGTTGGTGTTTTGGGTCGGGTTTTCGAGCGGTATCCACGGCTGGCCGCCGAAGTTCACCACGTTGCCGAACACTTCCCGGCAGTCCTCTATCGTGTGCTGGCACCCGAGGTAGCAGGTCACGACCGTTTCACCGTCCGCTACTTGGGTGCTGCGCCCCGACAGGATCAGCCGTGTGGGGGAGTCGAGGTCGATGATCGTGTGGGTCTGTGGAACGCCCGTGCTACGGTCCCGGTACTCGACAAACCCGCCTACGAACTGGAGCAGGTCGAACGTCCCCTGCCACCCAACCGGGAGGTCGATGTAGTTCTTGCCGTGGGAAACCACGGTGGCCGTCGCGGCGAAGTTTGCCTTGTCCAGCCCGCACCCCTGCCCATAGAGGACCCAGGGGCACCCGTATTGGTAGTGCCGGCGCAGGCCCGTCCGCCGCAGCGAAACCGCAATCGGGTCGCACGACATCTTCGCCCATCCATCTTCGCTCCGGTCAACGGCGATGATCCGCCCGGTCCAGACTGGAAGGAACTCTCCATCGTCCGGGTGGCCGAGGAACATGGTAAGCCGAACCGGGTGCGAGGGCACGCCGTCGCGGTACATCGACACGACGCCGGCCTTCGGGGAGACCTCGATTTCCAGGGTCTTGTTGTCGAGCGAGCCGGAGGATTCGATGTTGCTGGCCGAGATCGCCTGCGGCCAGAATGTCCGGCCGTCGAACGTAACGCTGGAGTCGTAATCCGTATATGCGAAGATGTTGCTCGGCTGGTCTCCGAACTCGATCAGGTAGAGCGTCGCGGGTCGGCCGTCCTGGCGCGACCGCTCCATCACATCATAACTCATTTGTCCTCCTCCAGGCTGACGAACGTCGCATCCACGCGGGCCACAGTGTCCGTAAGCCACTCGACGGTGAGCCGGTCGGACGCAAAGCGCGTCGGGACCAGCCAGTTGATGTTGAGAACGTCGTCCGCCACGTGCGCGTCGGGGATCGGCGCGTCCAGGGTCAAGAGGCTGTCCGAGGCCCCGTAGGGCGTGACCAGTTCGACTCGCGCCGAGAACGACGTTCCGTCCCGAAAGACGATCCGAAGATGCCGGTAGGTCGTGCTGGACACGAACTGCTCGTGCATGTCACGGCCCCGGACGACGACGGTCGTGTCCGCCGCAGCGATGTCCCTCGCCAGGGTCGCCTCGGCCGTCGCCGTGGGGAAGAAGAACCTCCGCTGCTTCCCGCGGCACCGATAGAACAGCCCCAGGAATTGCTCCTGCCGCGCGGGCGTGTCTAGCAGGAACTCGGCTCGGGTCGTCCTCGTCGTGTACGGGCGTCGGATCAGGTAGTCGGGGATGCCCCTCGATGTATCAAGGTCGAACCGATCCTGCTCGAACGTGATTTCCGGGTTCCGTATCCAGTTCGGACGGAGGGTGAGAACTTCGTCCCCCCGATAGGTGTCTTGCGCGCTGCCGTAGTCCGGGTGCGGGAAGGCGTCCGGCGCCACGGCGAACTCTATCTCGGCCTCCCCGACCGAGGAGGTCATGGCCGAGAACCGCGGCACGTCCGAGAGCCGGCCCTTGCAACCGAACCAAGCCTTCGTCCCCGCCGGGAGCGCCTGGTCGAGTCCCTGGGTGAGGTAAATCCGATTCGCGGAAGGGCCTACCGCGTCGGTGTCAACGCGAGCCATCTGTGCGAGCAGAAGCCCCCCGTCCGGGGTTCCGAACAGGATGGGGAGGCCGGGGACGCCCCACCGGGGCAGCGCGTCAGGGTAGACCACCGCGTCGCCCTCGTCGGCATCGAGTGTCAGGCGCACGGGTTCGCGTTCATACGGGGCCACCATCTCCCGACCCTCGTTTTCCGCCAACCGCTGCATCGTCCGCGCGAAGAGCGCCGGGGTCGCAAGGTGGGTTGACTGGAACTTGATGCGCGGACGTGCCCGCTGCGCGATCCGCTGCTCGTAGCCTCGCCGCGACTGGATGATCTCGGTGCGGAACTCGATTTCCTGCACATAGGACCGCTCCCACGAGTGCCGCAGGCCGATAGTCGCGCTCTGCGGAAGCGGGGCGAGAGCCGCGGCCAGGTAGCCCGCGCCATCGAACAGCCCCGGGCCATGCACGAACGGCGGCGCGTTCGCCGGGGTGTTGTCGAAATGTGCGCCCGCGAGGTCCGAGGACCACGCCGCCGTGGTCGCCACCACACACTCGACCGCCGTCTCGTTCGCGTGCGAGAAGTCGCCGGATGACGGGTCCACGATGTCCGAGAAGAACGGCAGGCCGTAAACGCGGTCCAGCGCCACCCGGATAAGCAAACACACCCGGCGATCGTAAGGCTCCCCGAGGGTGTCGAGGAAGAACGCCTCGGCCGGTTCCGCGAAGTCGTCCGAAGTCGCCTGCCCGTCGTTGCCGTCCACGTCCGAAAGCGCCGTCAGGGCGACATCCAATTCGGCCTGCCGTGTGATGCCCTTGAAGGTGCGGATCGTTCGGTGGATGCCGAAAATGCAGAACTGCACGTCGAGGGAGTTCCCATCGGTAGACAGGAAACCGCCTTGCGCCATGAGGGCGTTGTACGCGAGCGCCCGGGCGGTATCGACCCACCCGGACATCGCGCCGGTATTCTGAATGCCGATGAAAATCGCAATCCGGGCCATCAGCTCACCCCTAGCGCGCTTCGCATTGCGCCCCGGTTGGCGCGCACAAAGTTCAGGAACACCCGTTCAGAGCCACGCGAACTTAGGGCGGCGTCCATGAATGACGTGGCGTCGAAGGCGTTCACGATCTTGGGCGTCGTCGCGTCGGCGTTACCGCCGCCACCGAGACCGCCGTTGAACCTGTGCCGAGGGTCGGACTCTGTCAGAATCTCCTCATTCCGCTTGAGGATCGCCGGAACCTCGTCAGGGCCGAGACCGGCGATGCCGCCCGTGTGGTATCTCACGGCCCCGGCAAACGCCGCCGGATCAACCCGCCGGGTCATCGACGCGCCGCCGGCGATGCCGCCGCCGTGGAACAGCCCGGCGATGAAGCCGCCGATGCCGCCGGTCCCTGTTCCGCCCCCGGCGAGGGCGTTAAAGAGCGCCTGCCTGATAATCATTTGGGCCAGTTGGAGGAGGATGTCGGCGGCCATCTTGCGGAAGGCCGCGCCGAGGGCGTCCATTGCGTCCTCGCCGTTCGCCACCCGCTGCGCGAAGTCGTCCAGCGCCCCGGCGATGCTGTTGACGAACAGGTCGTTCACTTGTTGCGCCGAGATGGACGCCTTCTGGCCGAAACTCTGGAGGTCTTGTTGGGCGAACTCCAGCCGTTGCAGCGCCGCCGCCGACCCTTCGCCGCCGAGGGCTTCCCAAAACGCCCGCGCGCGGGCGATGGCCGCTTCGAGTTCTGCGTTCACCTGCTGGAGTTCGATCTGCGCCTGCGCAACGCCGGTCGTATCGCCCGCCTGCTGCATGTCCGCGATCCGGTCTTGCAGGCGTTGGCGCCGCTCCTGCAACAGCGTGACGGCCTCTTCGAGCCTGCGCGCTTCTTCCAGCTTCCGGTTGCGTTCCTCGTCGGCCGCCTGTTGGGCGAACTTGGCGCGCGTGACCTCGATGATCTGCTGCCGCTGTTCCTCGGTCAGTTCGAGGCCCACTTCCTGCGCTTCCAATTCAGCTTCGCGCAGGGCCTTGGCTACCTCGCGGTCGAGGAGGTTCTGCCCCTCCAGGGAATTGAGGAACTGCTGGTTCTCGATCGAACGCTGGAACTCCTCGTTGTACTCTCGCTGCGCCTGCACCCGCTCGAACGCCCGCTCGGTGTGGGCCTCGAACCCGACGCCCTGCGAGAAGATCGCCGCCTCCTGGTTGCGACGCCGCGCGTTGATGCCGCCGTTGTCCCCGGCGAGGCCGCGAATGGCGCCCGCGATCTCCTCGGTGGTGCCGGTGCGCACCGCGTCTAGGATGCGATCCGGCAGCGACCCGTAGTTATAGGCGATAGATGTCAGGGCCGCCTGCTGCTGCGGCGAGAACGAGTCGAACCGGGCCGCGCCTACCTGTTCCCGGGCGCGCGGCATGAACTCTTGGGTGATCCGCCGGTCCAGATCGCGCGCTGCATCTTCCATCGACACGCGCATCCCCTCGGTGATCCGCCGCACCGACCCGTCGTCAAGCGTCACGGTATCCGAGCCGAAACCGGCCCGGAGAGCGTTCACGTCCCAATACGGCTCCGATCGGAACCCCTCGAACTCCATCAGTAGCGCCCGGGTGGCCTCCACCGCGTCGGACGCATTGGCGAAGCCGCTCGGGAGGGCGCCGGCGTAAATCCCGTCCATGCCCTGCTGGAAGCGCAAACGGGCCTGCTCCTCGGCGGCCCGGCGCATGGCATCCGGCAGGTCGCGCGCGGCCTCCAGCGCGGCCTGGAAGTCCTCTTTGAGTTTGGCGATGGAGTCGAAACGGTCCAGTTGTGCCTTGAGGGACGGAATCTGCTCCGCGAGGCTCCGCATGGCCGCCTCGAACGCCTCGGCCTTGTCGGCAGCTACGCCGATCCCCTCGGCCGACTCCTCGGACGCATCCCCGACCCCGATAATCTCCCTCTGCGCGTCGGACGCGGTGCCTTCCAGTTCGGCCAGGATCGCCTCTTGCCGCTCGATCGACTTCTGGAGTTTTTCACCCTTCTCGATCTGCTTATCCAGCTTGGCGAGGTACTCCGTAACCTCGGCGTTCTGGTCGCCAAGAACCTCTGCGAGGTCCGCAAGCGCCCTGCGCGCACCCTCGGCATCCGGCTCCGTCGTCCGCAGCGTGTCCACCAGGCGACCGTACTTGTCGTAGGCCGCCTGGGCTTCGTCGCCCGCCGCATCGACCGCTTCGCGGAGGGCCATCATACCCTTCGCGACGCCGGGGTCGGACATAAGGAACTCGCTTTGCAGCGAGGCCAGTTCGTTGCGCAGTTGGCGAAGCGTCTCCTTGACCTGAATCTTGCTGATCCCGTCCAGGTTCTCGCGGTACTTCTCGGCGTCCCCCGCAGCCTCCCGATGGGCTTTGCCGACCGCCGCCACGATCTCCTCGTGGTCAGCCATCGCCTCGGACGCCCTGTCCGCGCTCCCGCCGAGGTCGATCATGCCGGTGGCGAGGTAGGAGACCGCCGCAACGGCCATGCCGATTGGTCCGCCGAGCGAGGCCATCAGCGCCGCCGCCGAAACGCGCGTCGCGCGGATGATCCCACGGAGGGCACGCAGCGACGCGCCGAGCCTTGTGCTAGACCGGATCGCGGCCCCTGCTGCGGGGGAAATTCGGGACAGCGCGTAATTGAACTCCAGGAACTCCCGGCGCGCCTTGAACGTGATCCCGACGAGCCCGTTCAGTTGCCCGGCGAGGCCGGATGCCACCTGCGCGACCTTGATTGCGACGAAGGCCCGGAAGGCGATCACCAGGAGATCGACGTTTTCGACAATGCCGGGGATCAGTTCGAGGACCGCGCCCATAGCGGCCCCCAGGTTCTCGAAGAACTCGATCCCCTCCTCGGAGTCCAGGAACTCGTTGAGCCCGTCGAGGGCGGTTTCGAGGCCCTCGATCAGGCCGCCTTTCGCCGCCGTGATCTGCCGCTCGAACAGAAGGTTCTGGAACTGGCCGATCTTGGTCGAAACTTCGTCCAGCACATCGGGAAGCTGGCCGCCGAATGTGTCGGACACGCCGTTTGCGAAGGCCGCGAGCGCCTCGGACGCGCTGACCTGCCCATTTTCGACGGCTTTGTAGAAGTCCGACATCTCGTTCTCGGCGTAGCCGAGAGCCTTCGCCACGATGCCGACCGCGCCGGGGAACCTGTCACCCAACTGCTGCCGCAGTTCTTCCATCTGGAGGGTGCCCTTGCCCGCGATCTGCGAAAGCGCCGTGAACACGCCGGCGATGTCGTCGTTGGACAGTTTCAGGACGCGCCCGGCCTCTGCAACCTTGATGAAGATGTCGCGCAGTTCGTCCGCCTGCATCCCGGTCTGCTGGCCGGAGATCAGGAACTTCGAGTATTCTTTGGACAGGACGCCGAACGAAATGCCGAGCCGCTTGGCCTCGTCCTGGAGGAATGCAAGTTCCTGCGTTACCTTCGCGCTGTTCTGATTGAACGCCGCGCCGAGCCGGTTCGTCGCCGCCTCCATCTCCATGAACGAGTTGACGAACGACTCGCCGGTTCGGAAGATTCCGTAGAACCCGACGAAACTTGCCGTCAGCGAGAGGACTTCGCCGCGGAGGCGCTGCATCAGAG